AAGAGTGTGGGAGCCGCCGGAACCGGCGGGCGTGTACGTCATCGGCGGCGATCCGTCGGGGGGCGGCGGGGGGGACGCTAACGACCACTCGCTGCAAGTCCTGCGCTGCTACGCCGACAGATTGGTGCAAGTCGCCGAGTTCCAATCGAACAAGCCGCTGACCTATCAGTTCGCGTGGGTGCTTTGCCACCTGTGCGGCGCGTACCGCGACCATCTGGCGAACGTCGAAGTGTCGGGCGTCGGGGCCGCCGTCATCCCCGAAGTGCGCAACCTCCGCCAGCTCGCGCAGCGCGGCATCATCCAAGCCGAGCAAGGCTCAGACAGCATCCTCAACATGGTTGGAGCCGTCCGCTGGTTTCTCTACAAGCGCGCCGACACGCTGGGCGGGGCGGGCAACGTCATCAACTGGAAAACCAATCAGGACAACAAGCAGGCGATCTATAGCGCGCTGCGCGACAGCCTCATGCTGCGCACGATCGAGCTGCGGTCGATCCGCCTCGTCAAGCAGTTGCAGGCGATCGTCGAAGACGAGGGCTGGTTAGGGGCCGGGCCTGACACCGGCGAGAACGATGACCTCGTTTCTGCGGTGACGCTCGCTCACCATACGTGGGTTGAATGGCGGCGGCCGGGCCTGATCGCCCGCAATCTGACGTGGGACAGCGTCAAGGGCGACCCGCCTCCGCAAAATGCCGGGACGGTGCTATCTTTCGCGTTCTCGGAACACATCCGCCGGATCAACCAACAGGCGGGGCGGCGCAAGGAGGTTTTCTGATGGCAACGCAACCGAAGCCGAAACCAAAACCCGAGCCCGAGCCCGAGCCCGATCCGCCCGAGCCCGAGGAGGACGACGGCGCGAAATACCCCGACACGATCGAGGGCATGATCGCGGCCATGCACTACCATGTCTCAGACGGCAACGCGCCGACCGAGTTGCCCAGAGTTCTCGAATTGCTGCTGGAGCGCGTCGAGAGGCTTGAGGAACGCCAGAACGCGCCGCCGATCGGGCTGGGCCGCCGTCCATGAAATTGCACTACATCACGGACGTGAACAAACCCGGCCACAATCCAGAAGGCGGGTGGTGGTATGTGATTTCGGGTGAATACCACCTTGTGACGGGAAAGCGGCACGCCCGCAAAGAGAGTGCTCAAAGGGAACTGAAACGGCTTGAGGGGCGCGTCAGGTGAGAAGCCCACTCGGCATTGTCGTCCTCATCCTGCTTGTCGTCATCCTGCTTGGCGGCGGGCTGGGGCCGAGGATCAATCCGAGCTGGCAATACGGCTATGGCTACGGCACGCCCGGCTTGGGGATCGTCGGCGTGATCCTCATTGTGTTCCTCCTGCTTTGGTTGCTGGGATACGTTTGATGGGGCTCTGGCGTCTCATCGTCGCGTGGTGGCACGCCCGGCAGCGGCGGATCGACCTCGACATCCTTTGGCCGATCTGTCGGCGCGAGGCGAACGACCTCGATCACGCCAAGGCGGCGTTCGCCGTCCACGCCTACCATGACCCGGCTTGGCTTGAGCTGGGCGACGACCTGTTTCCCTTTATCGACAGGCTCACCTGATGCCGATTATGCGGACCTACATGTGCGGCGAGTGCAGCCACCGGATGGAGGTTGTCCTGTCGGCCGAGCAATGGGACGCCCCGCCGCCGTCCTGCGAAAGCTGCGACGCCCGCATGGGCCAAGAGTTCAAGCCGCCCGCGATCGGTGGCTCAGTCAGCATGAGAGCGCACCGCGTCGCCGAGGACATCATCGCCAACGATTACGGCGTCGCCAACGTCCATTTCGACAATAGGGAGGGCGGCAAGCCCAAGGTCCGCTACAAGGATCAATCCGCGACCGCGCTGCAATCGACGTGGGGCGGACAAATCGCCAACGCGCTCGAAACCGCCGCCGCGATCGGCAAGCAGACCCGGCGCGAAAACGGCGGCTTCGACGGGCTCGACATGCTCAAGGCGAACCTTGCCAGCGGGGCGCAACCGGACTTAATTGAGGCGTCCAGAAGGCGGGCGATTAAAGTCTGGTGACAAAATGAAACGTCGTCGTTGGCTTCTCGCCGCAGCAACCATGCTGGCGTCCACGTCGGCCCTCGCCGCCGATCTGATCCCTTGGCGAATGACATCGGGCAGCAACTGGAACAACGGCTATGCGCCCGGCGAACTGGGCTTCAATTTGGCCGACGTGTCCTCGCTGTCGATCCTCAACCTCCTGCCCGAAGGCGTAAAGGGGTTAGTCTATGTCGGCCCGAACAACGGCGGGTGCAGCGGCGATAGTCCGCAATTTCGCGCCTTCGTCGATCAGTTCAAGGGCAACGCCAAGCTCTGGGGCTTCTATCTGATGGACGAGCCTTATGGCCGTCAGGTGGGCTCCAAGCCAGCGTGTCCGATGCTCAACCTGAAAGCCGAGACGGACTACGTACACGCCAATTTCCCCGGCGTTTCCACCTTCGTGAAGCTTGGCAACATCGGCTCGACCACCCACCCGGATTACATGGATTTCGGCATTCCTGGGATGCTCGATGTCTATGGCGTCGGCGGCTATCCGTGCCGCACAGCGAACGAGGGGCCGGACAAGTGCGAATACGCGATGATCGACCGCTATGTGAAGGCGGCGCTCGACGCTCATATTCCGCGCGAGAAGATGGCTCCGACCTATCAGGCGTTCGGCGGCTGGGACAACGTGTTCGTGGTGCCGAGCAGCGTCCAGATGCAGAAGCTTCTGGACAAGTGGCACACTTTGCTGCCGAGCCCGCCGATGTCCTTCGCCTACAGCTATGGGCAACAGCCGAAGTCCACATCGGCGATTTCCACCAATCCGGCGCTGCAGGCTGTGTTCAAGGATTGGAACGCCACCCAGACCACGCCGCCCGAGCCTGAGCCCGAGCCGCCCGTTCATCCCGAGGGGCCGGAAGCTTGCGTCCCTTGCTGCAAGTAACGCTCGATGGCGCTCAAAATCCCGTCGAAGTCCGACGACCTCAAGCTCTGGATACGGGAGATGATCGACCAGTGCATGGCGTCATCCGAGGAGCGGGGCATGATCTATTCCCGCGCCGCCCAATATTATTACATGGGATCGACGGACAATAGGGCCGCGCTTTACAACAAAACCAAGCCATTCATCGACAAGCTCGCCGGTTTCCTCATGCAGCCGACGGATGTCCGCTTCCAGCTCATCTACGACAGCGGCGAGGACGAAAGCATCCTCGAACGCTCGCAGCTCGTGGCGGAAAAGCTGTCGATGGATTTCCGGCAGACGGATGCGGACATCACGTTCGCGGAAGCCGTCGTTTGGAGCCTCGTCAACGGTTGCCAGATCCTCAAGGTGCTGCCCGACGGCGACAGCGGCACCTTCAAGACAGCGCCCGTGCATCCGCAGAATTTCGGCGTGCTTTCCGAAACGACACTCAACCTCGACGAGCAAGAGGCGTTCTGCCACGTCAGCTATCCGACCAAGTCGCGCTTGCGCACGATGCTCCTCGAACACCCGCGCTACGAAGAAATCATGGACAAGCTGGAAACCCAGCCGGGGCCGATGCGCGAGGAGGAGGAGCCGACCTACTTTCACCAAATGGTTGTGGGCGGACTGCAACCCTTGGGCGACGTTGGCGACGCCCCCAGTAGCGCTGCGGGTATCGTCAACGTCTTTCCCGTTCCCACCCCATGGCGACCGCAGCGATCGTTCGCGCCGACCGTCAAACACTGCGAAGTGTGGATCAAGGACCGCGACCGGGACGAGGATTGGACGACGGTCCAAGTCATTTACGGCGCGGAGCCGATCATCATCGAAGGCGACGACACCCGGCGCAACCTGTCGCGCGTCCCCGGCAAGTCGAGCTTCGTCAAGGTGCAACCGCAGCCGACGCCCGGCTATTTCTGGGGCCGCTCGATGATCGCCGACGTTCAGATGTTGCAGGACATGCTGAACAAGCGGATGCGCGACATCAAAGTAATGTGGGATCGAAATGTTAATGCGCCGCAAGTATTCTCAGGGTTTAGCTCCGTCACAGAGGAACAATACTTTAAGATTGTCAATGAGGGAGGGTTCATTAATGATCCAAACCCTAACGCAAAAGCGACGAAACTACTGGACCCGCCGCCGGAAAACTACTTGGAAGAACTCGAATTTATTTTCAAACTGTTTGATGAAGCTTCTGGGTTCTCGCCTATCATGTCTGGATCAGGAGAGCCGGGCGTCCGAGCTGGCGTCCATGCTCAAACTCTGGTTAGAACTTCGTCCCCCCACCTCATCAAGCAAGCCGCGACGCTCGAACGGCAGCTCGCCGATTGTGGGTGGCTGGCGCTCCGCATCATGCAAGCCATGGACGCCCTCATCTACACCACAGCCGACACCCAAATTGAGTTCCTTCTCTCCCAGCTTCCGGGCAACTTCCAAGTCACCGTTGACAGCCACTCGGCGTCGCCCGCCTTCGCGGAGGACAATCGTCAGGTGGCTATTGCGCTCGCTAGAGCGGGAGCGATCGACGCCGAGGATCTGATCCACATGCTCCACCCGCCCGGCGCCGAGCTGCTTTTGGCGCGGTTGAAACAGCGGCAGAAGGCCCAAGCGGCGCAGGCGAAAGAGGACAAGCAGGAAGGCTTGATGATGCAGATTTTGGGCATCAAGCCGGGCGCTGGCGGCACGCGCAAGAAGGCAGGCGGCGGAAAGCCGACTTTGCAGTAATCCGATAATCGGCTAGCTTCCCGCCGTCCCAGCCCATAATCCCCTTGGGCCTACCGCACGGGATGACCGTCCCCGCTAGCAATTAGCCCCCGACGCGGGGGCGGCCTCCGGGTTGAACAGCAGATGGCAGGCGACGTAACCGACGACGATCCCGAGATGGGGCAAGACCAGCCCCCGCCCGGTGGCGCTCCTCCCGGTCCTCCCACTGGCGGCGGTCAGCCTCCGGGCGACACTGCGCCCATGCAGGGCGGCGACCTCGCAGCCTTCGCCCGCTCGAAAATGGGCGCGCAAGTCTCGGCGCCCGGACCCGGCAACCAAGCCGACAGCATGAACCTCATCATCCAAGCCATTCAAACCTTGAAGCAGGCGGGGCTTGGATTGCAGCCGGGCTCGAAGCTCCATTCCGACGTGTTCCGCACCATCAGCCAGCTCTCGCGCCACCTTGGCGGCGCGGGCGCCATGGGACCGGCCGTCGGCATCCAAAAGACGATGATCGGCGACCAGCTCAAGCGCACCATCCAGAACGCGCTTCTGCAAAAAATCATGGGATCGGGCGGTCAGGGTCAGCCCGGCGGCGGTCAGGGCGGCGCTCCGATGCCCTCAACCCCGCTACCGGGGAGTTGAACCCCGTGCTACGACAGCGCGCTCATTTCGAGCAGGGTCTGTGACATGAACAGATTTCTTTTGGCCGCCGCGCTGCTTGCGGCAACCGCCGTTCCCGCCGCCGCGACGTTGCAAATCGAGGTTTTCGATAACGGCAGTCTCATCGACAACGTGACGGGGATCACGACCGGCGCGGCTTCGCTCACCGCCAACGATGCGAACTTCGCCAACATCACGATCAACGCGCAAGGCTCGCCGATCCTGCCGAACGCGGACCTATCGAGCGTCACGCTCGACGCCACCGCTGCGTTGGGTTTTACTGGCTCGCACACGCTGACGGTCGACATCCTGCAAAGCGCCATCTTCGGGACCGGAAACACGCTCTCGACCTTCACCGTCAACGGCTTGACCAACGATCCGGGGCCGACCGTCGAGAGCACGTTTGCCAATGGCGGGTTGCTCGCCTCGCACACGTTCCCCGCTGCTTTGCTCGATGGCTCTTTTGGCCCTGTGTCGGCGGCGACCGGCGCGTTCAGTTCGGATGAAACGCAGTTCGCCATCGACTTCACCGCGCCGCGTCAGTCGTTCGGCGGCTCGATCCAATTGACGACCGGCGTTCCCGAGCCCTCGACATGGGCGCTGTTGCTGATCGGCTTTGGCTTCATGGCGTGGGGCGCATCAACCCGGCGCAAGGTGCGCGAATTGGCAGTGTAATCTATATGGGTTGACAGTCTAACCTAGACTTGGAGGAAATGATGGCTCAGAACCGTTCCTACGACCCGCCCATCACCTCGCCCCCGGAGACGCCGCCGAGGACGATTTTGCAGGTGGATACTCAGTCAGAAATTTCAGAATGGGGCGCAATCCCCGCCGTCGTGCCTAAGCCCGAAGGCGGCGTCCCGTTGCAGCCGAACATCGTAGGCAAGGACAACAAGAGCTAGCCGATGCCGCGCACCATCTCGGACGAGGAATATAAATACCTCCAAGACAAGCGGATGACCGCCGACTTTGTCGAGAGCATCTACAACGATCCGCAGTTGAACAAAGAGGCGAAGCGCCTCATCAAGCGCAAGTACCCGAACCTCGCGATCCCCGACTTCGACCTCGAAACGAAGGTCGAGCAACGGTTCAGCGCCGAGGATCAGAAGAAGGCGAAAGAGGCGGCCGACGCCGCCGCCGCCGCCGACCGCGCCGCTTGGAACGCCAGCCGCGCCAAAGTCCAGAAACAATACGGTTTCACTGACGAGGGCATGAAAGACCTCGAACAGTGGATGCACGAAAAAGCCGTCGCCGATCACGAAGTGGCGGCCGAATACAGGGCGAGCAAGAACCCGCAGACCTCAAATCCGACCTACGACAGCCAGTTCTGGCATCACGAAAAGGCGTCGGATTTCAACGAAATCGCCAAAGACCCGGAAGCGTGGGGACGCAAAGAAATCCTAGGCGCAATCCACCGTGACGAGGAGCGCGCCCGAGGGAGATGAACCATGCCCCTGCTTGGCGCGGGTATAATTCCAGCCGGTCCAATCGGTCTGGAGCTGCAAGCGACCGTCCGCCGCGTCTTTGCGCAGATGGTCGTGATCTTAATTTACAAACAAAACCCGCTCCTCGCCCTTCTCCTCCGTAACGCCATCCGGGCCAGCGGCGGCGTCTCGCCGTACACCCAGCCGGTGCAGACCGGGCAGTACGTCCAATCGAGCTGGATCGGACCGGCCGGGCAGTTCAATCTGCCCCAAGACGTGGCCGCGACCGTCAACGCCGAGTTCAACATGTGCGCGCTGGCCACGCCGGTCAGCTCGTTGGGCTTGGAACAGCTCGTGACGCAGGACGCGATCGCCGTCGCCTCGCGCCTCATGCTCAAGCTCAACGACCTCAAGAACAGCTCGTTGCAGGCGCTCACTTCCGCTCTGTTCGGCCCGCCCGTCACCAACGTCCTGCAAATGTTCTCGCTACAGGACGCCTACGGCAACGCGACCACCGCGCCGACCTATGGCGGCCTAAGCCGGGTCACTTATCCAGATTGGCAGGGGCTCGTCGTCGCGGGCGCTGGCGACATCCTCACCCGAGCCGCCTTCATCCCCAACATGCTCGCCGCCGTCAAAAACTCAGGCGGCGAGGCGTTGGATTTCATGGTCTGTTCGGTCGAGGATTGGACGACCCTCCTCACCGACTTCATGGCGGTGGAGCGCTACAACAATGATCCTTCTTCTCGATGGGGTAAGGATGATCCTGTTAATTCTGGTTTTCGCGGGCTTTTGTTGGGGGATACTCCAATCTTTTTCGACCTCAACTGCCCCCAAGGAACCGCCTACGGCTTCAACTCCAAGTACATCACGTTGGTAGTCCATGAAGATGCAAATTTTGCGTGGACCGGCTGGTATTCCACCATCCCGCAAGGGCAGATTGCGAGCGTGGGCCTCTCGATTACTGCGCTCAATCTGGTCTGCTCTAAGCCATCGACCGGGATGCAGATAACCGGCATCACGGGAGGAGCGCCGTTCTAAATGCTGCCCGTCAGCGCATGGCCGCCCGGACCTCCCGGCGCTTCGCTGTCGCCGTTCGGACAACCGCGTCAAGTCAAGGTCTGCGGTAACGGTTTCGTGATCCCAAAGGGCGCGTGGATCGTCGCCACCGGCTCGAACCGCGTCGTCATGTTCTACCCGCCCGTCGTCAACTCCAACCCAGCCCGAACGCTGGGGACCGGGATGCTGCCGGGCTCGATCCCGGCGCCGCCGCCGCAACAATGTGGCTGTCCGCCGAAACCGTCGTGGGAGTGGCCCAAGTATAACGATCAGGTGGAGTGGTATCGGGCGCACGGACGCAACGCCCCGCGCCCCGGCACTCGCCCGCCCAACTGGTTCGGCTGGAAATTCGTCCCCGCGCCCAGCTCCACCCTCGTTCCTTCCGGCGCATCCGGGCTCGTGATCGCCGACGGCCAGAACGTCGTCATCACCGGCAGCGGGTGCGCAACCATCACGCAGGCTTACAGTGTCTAATGGCTCGCCCCCAATCGAAAGCGCGCCGGTTCCTCCGAGCATAGCGGGCATCCCGCAACCCGTGTTTGGCAGCGGCAGCGCGACCGTTCCCGCCGTCCCGGTCGCGATCACCGGCACGCCAATCATCCCGCCGCCGCCGATCGCCAATCCGGTCGGCACGCCGACCTTCCCGCCGACCGGGGGAAACACCGCGCCGGTCGCGGTTCCCCGAGGTCCGCTCGTCGGCCCGGCCGTCGGCCCGGCGGGCGTCCCGCCCTCGATCCCCGGCGTTCCGCAGCCGCAGTTCATTCCGCCCGGCAGCGGGACCGTTCCAACGGCGGCGAGCTTGTTCCCCGCCTTTTCGACCACCGCGCCCTATCCGCCGATCGTGTTCGCCAACGTGTTCAAGATCGGCGCGATCCCGCCGCCGTTGCCGTCGACGCCCGGCCAAAACCCGCCCGCAATCATCCCGTCGCCGGTCCCGACCATTCCCCAGCTTCCGTGGAACCCGCCGCCGACCCAGCCGCCGCCGGTCAACACCGTGCGACCATTGGTCACTGGCACAACCGTAACCGGATCGAACCTGACTTCGACCACCGGAACATGGACGAACGCGACAACTTACGCCCGTGCGTGGACCCGCAACGGCTCGCCGATCGCAGGCGCGACCGGAACGGTCTATGCGCTCGTTGGCGCGGACGAAGGCGCGCTAATCGGCGTCGATGTCACCGCGACCGGGCCGGGCGGCGAAGCGAGCATGTCCAGCCTGCCCGTCGGGCCGATCACGCCGCCGCCGCTCGACGAGGAGGATGAACCCGACACTCTGCCCAGCCGCGCCGCGCCCGCGCATCGCACCGCGCATCACCGCGCCCCGTCGAAGAAAAAGCGGTAAAGATGGTTCATGCTTGCGGCTTACATCAGCGAAGTGCAAAGCCACCTGAATGACACTCAGGGGCAATTCTTCACGATCCCGCAGCTAACCGCGTTCATCAATCGCTCGCGCCGCCGGATCGCCGCCGTCTCAGGCTGCATCCGCGTGATCCCGCCCGGAACGCAAACCAAGCCGAACCGCGAAGTCTATCCGTTCTCAGAATGGGACAGCCTCGTGCAACAGCTCGTGCCGCAAGCGCAGTCGATCCTCTCCTGCCGCTCGCTCGCCATCGGCATCGGCGGCGCGTGGCAGGAGGACGCCGACGGCATCTGGTCAATCACCGGCGGAACGTGGAAGCCAGCGTGGAAGCGGCTCGTGTGGACCGACTTCCAAGGACGCTTCCGCATCTATGGCGGCACGTTCTACGGCACGATCAGTCAACCGGGCTGGTATGCGCAATATGGCGTCGGCCCCTTGGCCGCGCTCTACCTCGCGCCGATCCCGTCGATCGCCGCGCCGATGGAAGTCGACCTCACCATCATCCCGAAACCGTTGCTCACCGACGGCGACCTCGAGCCCATTCCCTACCCGTGGACCGACGCCGTCAGCTATTGGGCGGCGATGCTCGCGCTCACCCAGCAGCAGCGCAAAGAGGATGCGCAAGCGATGGCGGAGCTGTTCAATTCTGACTTGCCCATGTGCGCCGCCGTCGTCTGCCCGCAGATGATCCAGAACGTCTACGGCGCCACGATGAGGAGCGCGTGATGGCGAAAGACGCGGGCCAGATGCACGGGCTGCACCAGCTCATGCGGACGTGGTTGCTGTCGGAAGATCCCTACGGCATGAACCAAATGCCGCGCACCGAACCGACGATCGACACCCAACCACGCAGCGGCAAGGCGAAAGCGGCGGGAACAGCGGCAGTCGAGAACGCGCTCGCCCCGGACCCGCGCGCAGCGGAGGCGGGACCGGACGCCGTGGCCCAACAGCTCTTTGGCGGGCAGGGCGCTCGCTATTCCGAGGCCGAGCGCGATCCGCGAGCGCAAGCGTGGGGCGAGCAAGCCGTCGGTCAGGCGACTGCGCCATCGCCGACCGCCGAAGTCGATCGCACCCGAGGGCAGGCGTGGGGCGAGCAAGCCGTCGACAAGGCGCTCAATCCGCCGATGGGAAGCGGCGGCGGCTTTTGGGCGCCGGGCGAGGCGGCCGACACGGCGAGCGCAGTCGGCGAGCAAGCCGTCGCTGGCGAACTGGCGAAGAAGGCGCGAGGCAAGGTCGCGCGAGGGCGGCTTAAAGACCCGGTCGACCCCGACGAACGATCGCCAGAGTGAGTTGTCTAACGATCCGTCCCAGTACCAAGAGGGGCATCACCCACGGTAGGGGCGCCGTCAGAAAGTACAGCAGCAGCGGCCTCCTCTTTCGTGGCAAAGCAGCCAAGATACCGCCCGCGCAACTCAGCGACCCAGCGATTACCATTGCTGTGCCGATAAACTCCGTTAATTCCGCTGACATTGCTCTTGTACTCCTTGTGATTTGCCTTCCGATTAAGCTGGTTTTGCGAGTGCGTGGCGTCGCGCAGATTTTCCCAACGGTTATCCAAGCTGTCGCGGTTTTCGTGGTCGACCTCGCCTTGCGGCCATTCGCCTGTCATCCACAGCCACGCCAGACGGCTGGCGAAGTAGTTCCGGCCGCCGAGCCGAATGACCAAGCGGCGGTATTTCGTGTATTTTTCGTTGACTGTCTGGACACACCCGACCCTTGGTCGTCGATTTTTGCCGGGTTTGGCCCATTGGAAGTGTCCCGTGGCAGGATAGTAATGTAATTCCTCGCGCAATCGCCACGCATCTAAAGGTGCAGCTTGCCGATCCAAAGTGACAACCCCTTTGATTTAACGACGGTTGAGCAATGGCGCGGGCTTAACCAACAGAGCAAGCGTGGCTCCATTGACGACCAAGAGGAATGGTGGAACGAAAACTTCTTCGCTATTGGTCCAGGCAATCTTAGGACATGTTGGGGACCAAGTCAACCAATTTACACAGCCCCAGCGGGAACCACGATCCTACGAACTTTCTACGGATTTTATGGGAACCAGACCCCGCAGTTCGGAGCCCCGCCACCGGGCGCCATGGGCTGGATGTTTCTATCTGATGGCACAATTGACGAGGTTGATCTTAATACCAGCGTCACGACGGGCCTGCGCGCGGCTGGCCCAACTTGGCAACCCATAGCCCCTCAATATTGGGCGAGCGCGAAAGTCTGGCGCCCGGCTTTCGTAGGCTCGCAAGTCGGCCAGCAAGGCGGCGTCCTGTTCGGCTCCCCGGCGGGCTTGTACGCGTGGGACGGCGCAACCCTCTCGGCGCCCGGCGATCCCGCCCCCGATTGGCTCACCGACCTCGCCGAGACAGACCCGACCGCGCCCATCCCGCCAATGCCGGTCGGTCTGCCGGGCATCTATGGCATGGAGGTTTACAGCTCCCGCCTTTGGGTGATCGGCAAGGATGTCTGTTCGTTCTCCGCGCCCTCGAACGGCGCTGATTTCTCGACCGCCAACGGCGGCGGATCATTCGGCTATTTCGGCGATCGCCTCGTGTACTCGT